CCGTTGCATAAGCAGCTCGCACGGTGCCAAGCCGGTCACCTGGCAGCTGATACTCATAGCGCCAGACAGAATTGGGTGTGGTGATCAGCTGAGCCAGCTGCACCTTCTTGGTGTTGAACGTCCAGGGGTAGGTAGTCAACACCGAGTCGCGGATGTCGGGGTATAGGCGGTCACAAACGCTGGCCGCATCGGTGCCATCATTAAATGACGTGATTGCTTTTGCACCCAGCATCAGCAGGGCATCAGAGCAGATTGAAACGCCAGTGTCTCCAGAAGCCATGTGAACCTCTCAATGTGAGAAGGGCCAACCTCCGAGTGATCAGAAGTTGGCCCGTCGTGTTACCTGATCCGATTAATCGGTGTCAGTTGCTGTCACTGTCACGCCATCAGTGATGTCAACCACGCCAGAAGCGTTGCTGACAACATAGGCTGTTGACATCACAGGAGTGCCACCCGTTGCGGAGTAGCAAAAAATGATGTCGCCAACTTTAAGGATGGTCGAGATGGAGTTAAAGTATCCAGACGCACGAATCACTGACTGAGCGTCAGCAGATGCGTATGTGTAGATCGATGGAGCGTTGCCAGATTTAGACTGGCCGCCGATGGCGTTGAAGCCGGTAGAAGAATAAGCCATGATTCATGCTCCTTTTAAGATCAAGATTCGCGGCAAGTGAGTTGAACGATGCCTTCAGCGTCGATGGCGATGGCGCCAGCGCTAAACACTTCGTTAACCAACCAGCTGGTCTTCTCGGGGATGTAGTTGATCTCTGTGCGCATGCCGATGCCTTCACCGTAGCCGATGGCTGCAGAGTGAAAAGCGTAGCAAGTACGATCCAAAGAACCGTCGATGGGCAAGCCACCTTCAGTGCGATCACCTAATGTGTGGAATGTGAAGCCCAAGAAGGTGTTGATCTCACCTTGAACCAATGCTTTGACTGTATTGAAGTCAGAGCTGGTCACGGCTGTCTCACCCAACAAGCTGTCCAAACCATTTGCATGGATGATGATGTGACGGCCGTCTGCAGGGACGTTGTTCTTGTCGAGCAACTTCTTTGCATTGCGCAGCTTGGCCACATTCAAATTGGTGTCAGAGCCACCAATATCATTGCTGACGGTCAAAGATGTACCAGAAGCTGCGAGTGCATCCAAGATCAACTGATCTTGACGGCGGCCCATAGCGGCGGCAACAACTTGAACCAACTCTTGACGCTCGTCAAAGTTAACTTTAGCCTGGTTGAAGATGTCGCTGTATTCAGCGGCATTCCAGTCTGACAAAGTCAAAGTGACAGAGCTGAAGCCCACATTCAAAGGTGTGACATCAGTCTGGCCAACGCGGGGGGTTGCAACACCCTTACCAACTTTGGGGAACTTTACGGTTGAGCCTTCGACTCCACGGCGCTGACGTACGGCAGGAACCAGCATTGCCTTACCTTGGTAGGCTTGCTTTACCTCAGCGTCGAAGAGAGTAACAAAGGCATTGCTTAATGAAATGCTCATGATATTTTCCTCGGTTGTTTAAAAAAACGGTTTGGTTCTCGCGCCGGTTATCCAGTTGCCTGGGCCGAATGCTTGCTGTTTACGTCAGCCAATCGTCAGCATCCGCTGCGGTAAGGGCCAGTTGCCTGGTATGCCTTGGGCGCGATTGTATGAGTATTTGTACAAAATGCAAATGGTGCTTGACAAATAAAAAAAACCCAGCCGAAGCTGGGTTAAGGACTACCTCAACGGCAAAGTAGTCAGGAGACAATCATGAAATGTGCTGTTGGAACATGCGTTCCACCTTTTGACGGTAAGCAGCATCGGTTTTGTACTTTGGATCATTGACCATTTGGTACAGCTCATCCTTGCTTGGCGCGCCTTCCATTGGGGCTACGTCAACAGGAACACGGCCCTCATAGGCTGAGCGGACTTTCATCAAAGCGCTCAAACCGCGAGCTGTGCCGCCCATGATTTTGAACTCGTCAAAGTCGTCCTTGCTCCACACACCCTTATTGACCAAGCCGCGTGCCCAGTCAACCATGCCATTGACCACAGCATTGGCATTGGGGCCAAGTGACTTCATTTCAGCTTGAGTGTCAATTGGTGGGCCAGCCATATCGGCCGCCATCTTGTTGACGCTTTGAGCCAGCTCATCAAATGCAACCTGGCTAATGCCGTACTTCTGCGCCCAGCCAACATATTCTTTGGCAAGAGGGTCTGTTTCGGCGTCTGTGCCAAGGGCTGCTGTGTCGTATTTGCCGCCCTCTGGGGCTTTGTGTTTGCCCTGGCTGACTACCTTGCGCAAGTCAGCATAAGACTTGGCCATAGCCTCCATATTGGCTTCACCCTTGTCCTGGTTCCAGAAGTTCTCTGGCAACCACTCTGGGCGTTCTTTTGGTGTGCCAGGAATCGTGCCTGGCGCCAAGTCAATTGCTGTGGTCGGCTTGTGGTCGATCTCAACAGCTTGCGGGTTCTCTGTCTTGCTTTCGTCTGCCACCTGCACGCTGTCGAGTAGGCCAGAACTGGGCTCGACATTTGTTGGGGTTTCGGTCGTCATAGTTTCCTTGCTTGTTTAATCCGCGCCTCAATGTCCCTCACAACGTTTCGCTGCCCTTCGGCAAAGAACGCATGGGAAGGATCTGTGCCCGGCACGGCAATGGGCACATTCACATACATGTCTCGCAACCAGGCAAGCAGCTTGCTGCCGTCCTCAGTTGCAAAGACACGCAAAGTCAGTCTGGCCAAGTCGTCTCGCTGTTGGTTTGCCTCGCGGATATCGACCTGGCCAATGGCGTCTAATTCGTCCCAGCTCATGCTGGCGCTCCTTGCGGTGCAGCCATACCAGGCGGTGCGACGCCCTGCTGCTGCATGGCCATTTGAGCGGCCAATGCTTGGGCCTGCTGAGCCTGCTGCTGCTCAAGCGCAAAACCACGCTCAGCCGCGCTGTTACGAAGGGCTGCAGGCACACCGAGCTTGTCGCCCAGGTAGTCGATCATGTCGCCATACTTGACGGCCACCTGGCCCTCAGCGCCCATTTGCTGAGTAAGCTGAGCAAACTGCAGGGCCGCGTTGACTTCGTCCATTGCTTGGGCGTTGGCCAATGGTGATGTCGGCGCAACTTTCACCTCAAGACCATTTACGCGCAAAGGCAGATCAATCATGCCGCGTTCGTCCATCACCTCAAGGATCTTGGACACAACAGGAATCATTGTCTCGTTGATCAAGCGGCCAAAGGCTGAGCCAAGGTTTTGAGACAACTCTTTCATGCGCTCGACAATCTCGGTCGCGGAACGGGCGCTCATGTTCTCTGGTGGTAATGACTCATCCAGCAAAATGCGCTTGACGTTGCCGCGCAGATCGTTGATCACCAGCTGCGACACGTTGAAGTCGCCAGAGCGTGGCAGGGCCATTAGTGATGGGCCTTGTGGGCCACCATTGCGAGCCACCGGAATGATGCCGCCTGGCACGATCTTGACTGTGTTGGGGTTCAGCACACCGTCATCGGCAGCCGTGTACACACCGGAGACGGCAAGCGATGCATTTTTCAGCAGCAGCTCAATGGTCTTGTTTAATGTCTTGATGTCAGGCAAAGCAGTCATCAATGGGCCACGGCCATAGATCTCACCGGCCACCTTCATGTAGCGGCTGATCACCCAGGGGCTGATCTTGCGACGACGATACACCAGCTCAGCCTTGCTCACCTTGTCAATGACGTGGTAGCAGTAGTCGCCACGGTTTGCGTCATAGATTGTGGCTTCAAGCAGCTCAATGTCGTCTGTTGGTTTATCGGAAATGCGGCGTTGCATTTCAGGCGGGATCTGCGCATCAGGCCATTGGCGCTGAATGCTTTCACCCTTTAAGCGCATACGGCGGTAGACGTTGTCAACCTGGCCATTGGCGCCCTCTTCATAGCTGACCAGGAACAAAGGCACAGGGATGAAGTTGATTGGTGACACGTCATCACCAGGCTGCACCATCATGCAGGCGGTGCCAACTGCCAGGTCGAGCAAGAACTCACCCATGGCAATGTCAAAGTTGGACTGGCGCAAGACGGCAAACATTTTCTCGCCGTACAGATCCAGGATGGCCTGGGCTTGTGGTTTGCGATCAAATGGGATGTCCATGCCGGCCTCAAGGCGACACCAGCGGCGCTGAGGTGGGAACACCACAGACTGCAAACGGTTGGCAAAACGCTGAGTGCTGTTGATTGCGGTGGAATCAAACACGCGCTGCATCTTTTTGGAGCCAGTGCTGCCACCTTCCCAAACGCCGTACAGCTGGCGCTGTGGCAATGCGAACTCGTAGGCGTCCTGGTACAACTGTTGGAACTCATCCTTTTTGGTTTGAGCAACAGACTGTCGTTTGATGATCTCTTCAGGCGTCAGGCGCATGCCGCCCTTTGGGTTTTTGTTGTATTCCATGTCAGTCGTCCATTTCTTCTTTGAGCAAAGCGTCAGCAAGCATCTTGCGGTCTTTGCGGCTTAATGTGGCGCTCTTGAGTTTCTTGGCCATGTCAGCGATCTGCTCAGGCGTCAGCTCTTCGTCTTTCATTTCATGGCCTTCGCCACCTTTTTCAATTGAGATTTCAATTTTCATCATGATCAGCCTTTCAGTGTCGCGTTGGCCATCAGGCCGCCACGGGATTTGCGCTTAATGCCAGCTTCGCTCATGGCGATTGCGATGGCTTGCTTGGGATTTTTAACAACCTTACCGCTGCCACCGCTGTGAAGCTCGCCAGCCTTGTATTCATGCATCACTTTTTGAACTTTGTCTTGTGCTTTCATTTCAAACCCCTAGTGTTCCTGATGTCCCTAAGCTAGATCCTTTGCCGCCCAGTCCGCCGCCACCGCCAAGGGTTGGCGGGCCAGAGTCAAACGGGCTATAGCCAGACAGCATCGAGCGATCTGCCACAGATCTTCCAGCCTTGCGGCTGCCTGCCAACTTTGCCGCAGATGTGCGCTGCATGGCCGCCATTTCAGACTTGCTCTTTGCTTCCATTTCAGCCGATAAGCGCTGCGTTTCAGCCAATTGCTTGGCAATTTCTTCTTGTGCAGCTTTTGCTTCTTGCTCCATCCTGGCTGTTTCTTGCTGCATGGCCGCTTGTTGTTGGGCATATGCAGCAGATTCTGCAGCCATACGCGTTTGCTCAGCAGCCATCATTGAAGCGATGTCTGCTTGCGCTTTTGCAAAGGCATCAGCGTCTGCTTTGGCCTGCGCATCCAACTGAGCTTTTGTCGCTGCATCAAATTCGGCCTGCTGTCTTTTGAACGCTTCTTCATCAGCAATCAATTTAGCCAATGCGGCATCATTTTCAGCTTTGAGTTTGGCTGCCGCCGCATCTTCGTCGGCTTTTAATTTGGCTGCAGCTGCTTCGTTTTCTGCTGCAATTTTTGCTTCATTTTCTGCAGCGAGTCTTGCAATTTCATTTTCAAGATCTGCGTCTGCATTGGCATTGACATCAGGAAATGTGGGATTCAAGTCTGGTGTATTTAATGGTGAAATTAACTCACCATTGATTTCTTCAAGCGCAACATTTCTGTTTTGAATGATGGCCATGTCAAGCTCCAAGCAGGGTCTTTACCTGGGTTTCATCTGTTGTTGCTGAAGTCAAACCAAGCTCAGGATTGATCCTGGCTGTTGACAATAAAGAGCGACGGCCAGCGCGGCGGCGTGCTGTCATTTGTGCAGATTCGCGCTCAGCGATCTTGCGGCGCTCAGCATCCAATGCAGCCGCCTGGTCTTTGGCTTGCTTTTGCATTGTTGCTTTTTGCTCTTCATACTGTTTTTGCTGTTGAAACAGTTGAGCTTTTGCTGCCTCAGCCGCTTGCTGCTGCTGCATTGTCAGGTTTGTCATTAACTCTTTTTGTTGAGCTGCAGACAATCTAGCCTGCTCAAGACCGCCAGCGGTAGCTGCTTTTTGCGCATCAATCTGGGCCTGCGTCAATTGGCTTTGTTGAGCTGCCAATGCTGTTTGCTGCTCACGTGTCAGTCTTGCTTGCTCTGTTGCACTTAAACGAGCCTTCTCGGCGTCAGACATTGCCGCCAAACGTGACTTCTCTGCTTGTGCTGCAGCGGCTGCACGGTTCTTTTCAGCCTCTGTCATAGCAGCAGTTCGTGATTTTTCTGCCTCTGCTGCAGCCGCTTCACGCGCAGCAGCTGCTTGTGCTGCTGCTTCTTCACGCGCTTTGGCTGCATTGGCGATGGCTGCGGCCGATGCTTCTGCTGCTTGCGCCCTGGCTTTCTCGGCTGCGCTTTGAGAACGGTTGACGGCGTATGCTGTCGCACCCGCTCCGATCAAAGCTGCGACGATTGGTGCTGGCATGGTCTAATCCTCCCATAGAGTGTGTAATCTGAGCCGTCCATCCCGAAGCTGCGCATCACACCTTCAAACGTGAAGCCCAGCGCCAGCGGCCAGCTCTCTGAATAATCTGCTGCCGATTCTATGGCCACTTGCACTCTTGTCAAAGCAAGTGATTGCTGAGCGATATCAAGCGCAGTGCGCACGCCGACCACCAGCTGGCGCTTAAATTGGTGTTTGACACTGTCATCAATGATCGTCCACACCTCTCCGACCCCCCTCCACATTACCGCAACGCCAATGATGCCAAGCAGTTTGCCGTTGTAGTACAGCGCGCCGCTTGGCCCTTGCTCCATGTTGAAGTGAACGTTGTCAAGCGCATCAATTGGCCACGGTGTCCTGACGTATTGAGCCAGGCGCTCGATGTGCCAGTCAGTGATCGGCTCAAAATAACACCCAGTGGTGGCCAGTTTTTCGTTGACGGTGTCGATCAGGTCTGTCATGAGAAGATGTCAAAGTCCAATACAGCAGTGGCCATGGTCGGAGCCCGGCCGCCAAGTTGAGGGGCGCGGGTCATGCGGTTGTATTCACCGCCGCCCAGCATCAAATAACCAAAAGAGTCACCAATGTGCGAGTGTTCGTTTTTGTTTGGCGCATCTTTGAAGCGTTCATGGCCAGCACCGACCGCAACACGCTTAAAATGGTATCCGCCGCCCAGGGCTTTGCGGAGGAGTTTGCATTCCCTGTTGACAATCAGCCCAGGCTGACCCATCACCAGGCGCTGCATGGGCGCGGCCGATGCCTCACGACGCACTTTGAAGTCGTTTGATGCCGTTGGTTGTGCCTTCAAGCCCAAAGTCCGCAAGAAGTCAAAGGCCGTGACCTCATAAATGGCGTCTCTGGCCATACCGGCCGGGTCACCCCATATCATCACCTGGTGGTTTGGGTAGCGTGCATTCAATTCGGTCAACAGTTGCAGACCAAAACGCTCCAGGCCCATGTCAAAAGTGACGATTTCCTGGTGGATCACCCACTGACCGCTTGGCAAACGCTGGCCAATGGTGGCCGCAGGCGTCAAACCGAAGTCAAGACCGATCTGAATCGGCACATTGGGGTGCACCTCGGTATCTCCAGACATGGTCGAGTCGTCATATTCTGGCCAAACAGGACGGCCTTCCTGGACATAGACGTATTCACCGCCGGCATAGCAGCGAATCCAGTCCAGCGTCTTACCGCCAAGCATTTGTAGGTAGTAACCAGGAGGCAAGTTGTTCAGGTTCTCAGCCTTTGGATTGATCTTCCACCATTTATTGGCCGCGAAGATGTGGTCATTGGCTTCTGGCATTTCAGGCAAGTCGTCAGAATCGACCGGCACAACGCCACCAGGCTGTTTGTAGAACTTCCAGGCAAACTGGCCGGTGAGCTTTTCCTTCTCAGCCAGCTTGAACCACCAATGATCGTCGTCCATCGGGTTGGTGTCCATCCAGATCCCCGACCAGGTAGCGCCGCCATCCCGTTTGGTAGGGTAGCGGCCAACGCGGTGGGTCAATCCATCGATCACAGCCTTTGGCAATTCCCTGGCCTCATTCACCCAGGCGCCAGTCAGCTCAAGCGAGAGCAGTTTGCGCACGTCTTTGGGTTGGTCAAGGGCCAGGAAGATCACCTCACAGTCAATCCCAGCCGCATCGCCACGGCTTGGCAGTTTGATGTGGTGGGTGATTGGCGGCGTCCACAGCATCGGCCCAAAAGTCGACTCAGGAAACAAGTCCAGCCACGTCTTGATCGTTGTGGTCTTGAGCATTGGGTAGCTGTTTCGCACAATGGCAAAACGCGAGTAGCGGATGCCGTCAATGGGTGAAGGCTTTTGTTTGACAGCACGCATCATGATCTCGGCAGCGCAGGCATATGACTTGCCCGACCCCACCGGCCCCATCATGCCCCGCACAAACGCATTGCTTTGCAAAAATTCCCAGACCGCAGGCGATTTGCTGAAGTCCAGGTTCAAGCCCGTCGACGGCATTGCCTTGCCAGATTGCTCTTTAGTTCGGCTCATTCTGTCCTTTTTTAAGTTTGCGCAAGTCAATCAACAAATTGAGCTTCTTGTCCACAACAGCATCCCACTCTGGGTCTTCCAAGCCAACGTCTAGCTCAAGCTCCAAAACGTCAATGATCTTGTCCAGCAGCTTAGCGTCCATCATCATCCTTCACGTCAACAATATCATTGATCGGGGACTTGATGTTGATCCCGATCACCGATGGCTTGTCAGACTCTTCTGGGTTGTCCAGCAGACCAGAGGCTTTGGCCAAGATCCGCAACACCCCAACCTTGTCATACAGCTCAATCTCAAGCGTCGAGTTGCCATCCCGGTCAACCTTCTGCTTAATCGACTTAATCGCAGTCAGCGCATGCTCAGGAATTTGGTGAGCAGCCTTCACCGTCACATTCCCAGATTCATCCCAAGTCATGATGTCGCTGATCTTTGTGTTGGCCATGCACAAAAGCGCATAAGCAACAGCCTCCCGGTTGCCAGCCAAGGTGGTAGACCGCTCAAGCCTGCGCTCAATCGATCTTGTCCCACCCCAACCCTGAACACTAGGGATCTGCGCCGGAGGTTTCCTGGTGGCCATCAGAACGGTATATCCGAGTCTTCAGCAACAAAAGCATTCGCCTTGGCCTGGCTATGCTCAGACACCGGCGCCGCAGCTTTTGGAGGCTTAGGTTTGCCAATCTTCACCGAGAACCAATGCTCACCAGCCTGCGTCTTGCCAGGCTTGATGTCCAAGTAGCACAGCGTCCCATCAGGCAGCAGCACCTCACCCTTGTACGGCGCATGCCAGTCCTCAGTCTTGTGATTGTTGACAAAGGCAGAGCCCTGTCCTGGTTTCAATTCGTATGCCATAAAAATCCTTTCAAGTGGCAAGTTTACAAATTCCCAAAGAAGTCTGGGAAAAATTGTGAGTGACCCCCGTATCGCTACGGTAGGGGGGAGGGGGGAAAGGGTCGTTTTCACCGCGCACGTCAACAGGCGCGTTATCGCGCAGGCTACGCTGGCGCATATGGTTTGCGATCGCTTCCAAGGGCACACGTCGCAGCATGCCCCCTGCTTGTACAAAATCCATACGTTCGTTTGAGGTTTGTACAGAATCGATTAAACAGCCTACAAGCGATTGAATGTCCATGATGCTACCCATGTGCCAACCACCCTGCGATCGTGGCGCATGGATCGATCCTGATGCCTTCCTGATGGGTTGGCTCATGCCGCATCCCGGTGCATCTGCATTAGACCATCAACCAAGTGCTGAGGCTTTGGGGTGATGCCCTCGGCTTTGTAGATAGGCAGAAGGGTCGCCAGGCCGTCCTTGAGCTCTTGGTCGGTCAGACCGGCAGCTGTCAGCAAGGACATTCCATCGTGTCCCAGAACTAACCTTAGGTTATCTCTTTTATTTAAATCTATATTTAATTCTTTCTTAGGTTTAACTATCTTAGGTTTATCTCTATAGGTATTCTCTGTGTTATTGGACACTGCTGAGTGTCCATTCGACACCTCAGAGGACACTGTGGAGTGTCCTGTGTTCTCCATGTTCTCCACAGCTTGTCCACTGCTCTTGGAGCGTTTGGCTTGTGCTTTGGCCACTGCTTCCTTGACCTCTCTGACTGCTCTTGTGTCGCCTGACTTGGGCATTTGGAACTCCTTCTTGGTTGGTTGTTTGAGCGCTTGGCTGATCAGCTTTGCGATCCTTGCTTGACCTGCTCGGTCAATCTCTTGGGTTTGCATGGCTTCCTGTTCAATGAGCCATGGTGGGCGTGTGTCTTCCTTGTTGCTGGTCATGGTGATGGCGTCCTGTGCTGTGATGCTCTCGTCAAAGATGACGCGCAGCGTGTTGCATCGCTGGGCTGTGTAGCCCTTCTTGATGATCTCGACATACCCGGCGCTTCTCAGCTTCATCAGCTGGTTGGTCACTGACTGCCTGGTGGTCTTGAGCTCGGCAGCGATACGGTTTTGGCTGACCCATGTGATGCCTGCTCGGTTGCAGTACGCGCACACAGCAGCCAGCACCTGGAGAGCTCCTGGTGTCAGGCGTTCATCGAATACAGCCTTGAACGGCAGCACCACCACCTTGCGCTGATCGGGCAGTGGTTCCTGCTCCTTGATGCGAGGCTTCTTGGGCAGCTCAAAGCCTATGGTTTCAGCCACAGCGTTCATCTTTTCTGATCCGGTGCATGTAGTTCCTCACCAGCTGCTCTGAGCCAGGCCCGTAGGTCTTCTCGACTGCAGCCAAGTGCCGGTCGACGTTGGCCTTGTCCTTGGTAAGCTCCCAAGTCGTCAGCAGCTCTCTGGCCACTGCCATGAGCAAGATCGTCCTGTCGGGCTCCAGCGGGCCTTTGTGGCGGTAGAAGTGGGGTTTCCATGGCCGCTTCACTTTTTGGCCTTGCAGCAAACGCAGACCCAGCAGCGAACGCCGCACACCAGGCGGAATGTGCCGCCCTGTTGAGGCTTACGCTTGCCACACAGATTGCATGAGTTGTGCTGGGTCATGTGTTTTTCTCCTTGAGTTTGGCTTCAATGGCTCGTTCGTATTCCCAACTGTCTACCGTGTCCCAATCAGCTTGGTTGTAAATCTCTGACAACTCCTCCAACGTCAGCCCAACCCATGTGCGCTGTGGTGCAATCTTGTGCCCCTCTGAAGCGCAAACACCTACCCGCAAACAGTTTCCTGTTCTTACCTTTGGTTGCTCTAGCTGTGCCATTTTTTTATCTTGAGCTTCTTTTAGTCTCGTCATCCCTGCAATGCGTTCAGGTGTCCAACCATGCTCTGGCTGTGCCCCGTCCGGTACGGACATTAAGGCTTCTTTGATGGCGGTAATGGCTACTTTGGCTCGGTCTGATTGCCATTGACTGTTGTTGCTCCATTCAATCTCGCCCAACGCCTCCAGCGCCAGCTTCAACGCTTCTCGTTCGGTCATGCTGCCACCTCCACAATTGGCCTGGCACGGCGGTGCTTAATGGCCTCATAAACAAATTTAATTGCTTGCTCCAGCTCGGCAATGGTGCACTGCTCAAGCTGTGCGTCGTGCACTTCCATGGCCAGGTTCATGGCCTGCAGCTCTAAGCCGGTGAACAAGAACTTTCCCTTGGCCACACCTCGCTTGGCCATTGTGTAAATGGCGTCCTGGCCGGCTTTGATCTCAGCTGCATACTCTTTGCCCAGGTATGGGTTAACCAGGTAGAGCGCCTCAGCCATGTTCATGGCCGCGATCAGCACATCAACTTGCTGCTTGTCGCCATCGCCGTGAGTGATGTCAAACAAGGCTTGATGGTTCTTAATCTTCAGGCCCAGCGCCTCGCTGGTTGAGCTGACTGGCTTAAAGCCGTTTATCACCCACGCGACCGGGTCTTGCAGTGTCTGGCGTGGCCTGTACTTGCTGCGCTTTCTCATCGCTTGCCCTTCATCTTGTCCACCCAGCAGACTGCGCAGTACCAGCGCCGTGGGCTGGTTTGCACGCCGCCTTCTGGTGGGCGCTTCTCTTCACATCGGTGGCACAGCTTAAACGGCTGGCCATTGACACGGCTGCCAGTCAGATTGACCTGGTGCTTTGCAAAACTCATTTCAATACCTCATGAACGTAGACCTCGACGCGAGGATCAAACGCGAATCGTTTCTCAATGACAAGCCTGATGACTTGCTTGTCGTCCTGGTAGATCACCCCATTGCCGGCATCGAGCACGGCCTTGGCCACGTTATCCAGGTCTGGCTTGCCGGGTATCAGCTCGCCATTGAGCGCCTGCAGCTGCTTGCGCTTTGACCAACTGATGGGGATTGGGTAGAGCGCCACAATGCGCATGCTGATGGGCGTTGCCAGGACTTCAAGCGCGCCCATGGCATACCCTGCCTGCTTGGCAATGATGGCCTCGTATGACAGCGTCTTGGCGTCGGTGTACATGCGCACAAAGCCGCCCCTGCTGCTGGCGCGTGGCCGTCCCTTGCCGACCGGCGCGCCTGGCACAACAAAGTAGATGCCTGCAGTCATAGGTAGCCTGCCTGGCGCATGCTGGCCACATAGGCAACCAGGTCGCTGCTCAATGGTGGTGGCTTCTGGCTGCTCTC